GCACCGTCTCGACACTGACACCCCGGTTGCGGGCGACAGTGTCGACGAAGACCGAATACAGGTAGTCGGTCTTCGCCTGGATATCGGCCCGGCCTTCCTCGGAAAGCGGTTCATACTGCGACGCCATCCTTTTGTATTTTCCGGAGGTAATCTCGGTGGTCTTGATGCCGAGGGCCTGCTCCTTGCGGCTGTAATCGCGGTGTGCGGCGACCACCCCGATGGACCCGACCATATTGGTGTCGGAACTGATCCAGATGCTGTCGGCAGCGGCCCCGATAGCGTAGGCAGCAGACGCGATTTGTCCGTCGGAAAAGGTGATAATCGGCTTTTGTCCGCGGTGCTGGTAAATGTAGTCGACGAGCTCGAAGGTTCCGTCGACGGTGCCGCCGGGGGAATCGATGGAGAGGATGATGGCCTTGACGGCTGGATCGGCGAGGGCCTTTTCGATGTCGCGCTGAATCATTTCAGTACTGGCACCGCCGCTAATCTGCGACAGAAGATTCATCCGCTTGGCAATGACGCCGTCAACCGGGATGACGGCGACACCGTCGCGAACCTGGAACGACTCGTGGCGGTTGTCGAGCTTGCGCCCGAGCCTGGCTTCGACGTCGGGGATATTGATCTTTTCACCGCGCAGATGGGTGTCATAGATTCCCTGGATCTCCAGGAGCATCTGCGGGGCGATGGCCCAGGGGCCGCAAACGATATCGATCAGGCGCATGGCGAAACTCCTATGGTTGATCCGGCTGGGAGGCGATGGCGGCGAGATCGAAACCGGGCAGATCAGACATGGTCAGGCCGAGGTCTTTCATCAACTTGCGTTCGCTGCCGATCTGGCGCAGTTCTTCCTGCCAGTCCTTGCCCTGCTCGGCGTACCAGTCGGCCAGGGTCCGCATGTTGGAGATGATGGCCTCCTTGCCGGAGGCGACCTCCTTGACGGGGTCGATGTGCCCACGCTTGGGCGGGGTCCAGGTGGTGTTTGTCCACAGCTCGCGGGCCATATAGAAATCGGGAGCGCCGGACGGCAGTTTGATGTAGCCCTTGAGCCAGGCTTCTTCGAAGACCATCTCCCATACCGGCTGGTTGAAATGGTTGACCAGCCAGACCTGGTACAACTGGATCAGGCGCCAGGCCTCGAGCATGGCGGCCCGGGCGCTGCTGTAGTTGGTTTTGCTGAAATCCTTGGCCACGACTTCGTAAGGGAGCCCGCAGGCGGCGCCCATGGCGCGAAGAAGCGTCTCGACAAAAACGGGGAAGGAATTGCCGGGACGGTTGTTGTTGCCGAGGATGTGCGGCTTTTGATCGATGGAGCCGTAGATCACCTGACCGGGCGCATACTCCTTGATCCGTTGATCGCCTTCGAGGGTGGTGTTTCCGGTGTGGTCGGAAGGGTCTTCCCCTTCGGGGGTTTCGATGAAAACGGGGAACGAGCTGGCGAGGATGGCGCCGATAATCTCGTAATCCATGTAATCGTCGTAATCCTTGAAAAGCTTAATGACCGGAGCCAGGATGGAGAGCCCTCGCACCTGTTCGGCATCTTTACGGTGAAATCCGTGGAAGATCCCGGGGCGGTGTCCTTGCCGGGCGGGAATGACGGCAAAATCTTTACTGGTTATGCCGATGCGCAGCCGACCATCGTCGGGGTTGGCAACGTAATATTGCTGGCGCTCGCCGTGAGAACCGAAGCGAATCCCTTCGCGAACAGCCTTGTCTCCCCGCAGGTCGGAGGGGGTGCGCAGCCGCAGCGGATCAATCACCTGAATGGCCAGTGACAAAAAGCGCGAGGGGTCATTGATCATAACGGGAAGGTTGACGAACTCACCGATGCCCATCATGTTGCGGACGGTGATGTATTGGATGTCAGAGAAGTGGTCGATCCCTTCGGCGTCGGCCTGCCGTGCCCAACGGTAGAAGGCCCACTCGGCCTGCTCGGCAACCTCGGCGGCTTGTTCTTCGGTGATGCCGAGACGTTTGTGCGGGATCTTGCTCTGCGGAATCATCCCGGCGCCGCCGACAGTGGAGAGGGCCGTGGAATCGACGATGCTGGCGGCGTGAGGATTGTTGGCCACCAGGTCGGCGGAGCGATCGACGATGGTGACGCGCTCGGCTTCTTCGGTGTGCCGGCTGAGCCGCTTGACGAGCCAATCGCCGAGGGCGCCTTTTTTGCCGCCACCGGTACGGGTAACACCGCCGGCCATAAATTCGAGAGTGGTGCGGGCTTTGGCACGGGAAAGGGCGCGCTCGGGAAAGACGATTCCGATGGCGCGGTCGAGGGCGTTGGTTTTAAGGAGGGCTTTCTTGCTGCGGCTCATCGCGACGGCCTCCCGATCACCGTGACGGCGGAACGAGAGCCCTGCAAGGCGCGTTTTTCATCGCCGAGCCAGCTGAGAGTCTTGCGGATTTCCGGCAGATCGGCGCGGGTCAGACGCTCACCGTCGACCTGAACTTCCTGGCCGGCGGCGCACGCCTTCAACGCATTTTTATACGCGGTGATCTGCTCTTCGATTTCGGCGAGTGTAAAGATTGACATGCCGCCATTGAACACCATCCGGGCGACCCTGTCGATTACGAGGGTTACAAGAGTTACAACATCTTGGGCTTTTTTGCTTTTTTTTGCATTTTACCCACTAAATATAGTGGTCACCGATCGGCGAGCAGCCCTTCGCCGCTTTGCCGCTGTTTGAATTCGTCGATGGAATCGACGTACAGGCGCAGCCCCCGTCCGCTGCCGAGAAAAAAACCCTCGACGTCGCCGCGGTGAAAGAGTCGGTAGATATGCTGCCGGGAAGGAGGAGCGTCATGACATAATTTTTCGCGGGCCTGCTCAACATTGCAGGTGTTCCGGCGGGCGACGGGGTGATCTTGATCGCGGGATTGACGGGTCATCGTCTTACCTCCTCCAGCTCGGCCGAGCACTGGTGCGGGCCGGGATTGCATGTTTGTCTTGTCTGGCCTCGGCTGCGGGCTTTACTTCGCTCGGTTTCCTTTTTTCTCCGGCCTGCTCGGCCAAATGCGCCGCCAGTCGTTCATAGTTGGGATTGAGAATCTGCCGGACGGCCATGTTGCCGACACGCACGTCGAGGGCCTCGTTGCGCAAAAATCCTTCCCGCAGGGCCCAGACGGTTTCGAGCTTGCCGGTCTTGCGGTTTTTCTCTTTTTTGGGCCGCTCGGCGCAGAGCATGCGGAAATACTCGAAATCGTAACCGCCGCTGGTCTGGGGCCAGTGGCAGCAGCGGGGGCCGGGCTCGGTGACGGTGAGCCAGGACATGAGGAGGTCTTTGCCGGTATCGACGCCGAGCTGGTAAAAGGGGACTTTGTATTTTTTGGTCTTGCTCGGCTTGCGCGGCATGAGCGGCAGACCGCGGAGGTGGCTGCCGATGTGGGCGAGGTAGCGCCGGGAGCGTTTGACGAAGAGGCTGGCCATATCGGTGCGATAGTTGATGTCGACGCCGAGGCGCAGGATGGGGAGATCGGCGCCGGACTCGTGGCGGTAGGTGGTCTCCTGTGCCCAGTCGTGGAGCTGGTCCCAGACGTCGGCCTTGCTGGTGTCGCCGTGGAAGACTTTGTACTCGATCCCCCAGCACTGGTGTCCTTCGCCCCAGGCGACGGCTTCGGCCTCGATGCGGCTGAGCTGGACGTCGGCGTCGGCCGTGACGACGCAGGCGGCCATGGGGATTTGCCAGTCGGCGCCGTCGGGGCCGTAGTCGCAGCGGCGGCCGTAGAGTTCCTTTTCGCCGGTGAGTTCGCCTTCGGTGTCTTCGGGGACGGGGAGGCCGAGGCAGTCGTTGTAGTAATACTGCAGGTTGGCCTGGCTCGGTTCGACGAGGGTCATGAGGTAGGCCCCGGCGATTTTGTGAAAAGGGACAAACCGCGAGATGAGCGGCGGGATGTGGGCCCAGCCGCGGGAGGCTTTGCCTATGGGGACGCCTCCGGGGCGGGGGCGCCAGCCGTACCAGACCTCGGGAGCGCCGTCCTTGGGGTCGGGGTCGTGGAGGGCGGCGGCGGTGCGGACGGCTTCGTCGCGGTCTTCTTCGTCCCAGGGCTTATTGCAGCAGGGGCAAATGTACCAGGCGCTGCCTTTGTCGGCGAGGAGGGCCGGGTCGACGATTCCTTCGGCCCATTGGATGTTTCCGGCGTCCAGGAGGTGGGCTTCTGCGCAGTGGGGGCAGATGGGCCAGAAGTCGATGAGGACCTGGGCTTGGGTGCGCAGGGTCCAGATGCGGCCGGATTCGGTGGAGGCGGTGCAGGCGGCGATGATTTTATAGGAGTCTTCGTAGGCGCGGAAGCGGGCGACAAACTTGCGCCAGGCGGTGTCGGGCCAGAGGTCGACCTCGTCGGCCTTGCCGTAGCGGCAGGGCTTGCTGGCGAGGCGCCCTTCGGACTGCGCCCAGGCGAGGTAGGTGACCATGCCGGTGCGCAGTCGGATGCGGCGGTTGCTGATGTCGTCGGGGTTGCCGGTGGTGAGCCGGCGCAGGGAGGGGGTGCCGTGGATCATGGGCGCGAGGCGGTCCTGGATGGTCTCGACGCCGCTGTTGCGGTCTTGCATGACGATCATGGTGGGGCCGGGATCGGTGACGGCATCATAGCCCCAGGTGGTGTGCATGAAATCGGTTTTGGCGCTTTGTGAGCCGCC